TCTCACTTACGGGATCTTCTAAACACAAAGTCATCATCATCGATGAGGCAGATAACACAGGCAACGACGTACAACTCCTACTACGGGCAAATATTGAGGCATTTTATAACAACTGCCGATTCATCTTTACCTGCAATTACAAAAACAAGATTATTGAACCCCTTCACTCCCGATGTGCTGTCATTGACTTCACAATCAAAGGGAAACAAAAAGCCCAGTTGGCAGGATCCTTCTTCAAGCGTCTACAGAACATCTTGGATGCGGAACGCATCGAATATGATCAAAAAGTCGTTGCAGAACTTGTATCCAAGCACTTTCCCGACTTCAGACGAGTCCTAAATGAATGCCAAAGGTATTCTACTGGCGGTAAAATTGATTCTGGCATTCTTGCATCTTTCTCTGACATCTCTGTAAATGAACTTATTAAGTTCTTAAAGGAGAAGAACTTTACAGAAGTACGTAAATGGGTAGTATCTAATATGGATAATGATTTCAATATTATTCTCCGTAGAGTTTATGATGCTTGTTATGATTCTTTAGTTCCCGCTTCAATTCCTGCTGCGGTCCTTATCATTGCAAAATATCAGTATCAGGGTGCTTTTTGTGCCGATCAAGAAATAAATATTCTTGCAGCACTAACAGAAATAATGTGTGAATGTGAATTTGAATGAACCCTTATAAAATCTCATATAAAGATCTAAAAGAAATTCCTATTAAGACTACTCCTGAGAATGTAAAGGAAGCAAATGAGGCATTATTTCGTGCTAAAATGACTCTTCCTGCTGCCGCAAAACATTGTGGTATGACTCATAAGGAAATGAAACTTACTTTCTGGGAATATTTGAAGTACAACAAACCTGATTATGAAATCTCTTAAAATAACTCCGTTACTAAATAGAAGTGGAGTAGAATAAAAGTTATGGCCAAAGGAACGATTTACGAACATAGAAAACCATCAGAAACAGAACTTGCTTGGTTAACTGGTATCTGGGAAGGTGAAGGATCTTGGACTTATAAGAAAGGAAGAACAAGAACTTTCTCTAATGGAAAAACATATACGGAGAAAGATTATGTTTCTATGAGTATATCTATGACTGATAAAGACATTATGGAGCGTGTTGCTTCTATAATGGATGGTAGAAAAACAACTTATACTGATGGAGGTCCTGTTCATATAGCAGCAGGACAAAAACCAATTTATTGTATAAACCTTCAAGGTGAAGCAGCAAAAAGGTGGACTGAATTAATGAAACCTTATCTTGGAAATAGACGCCGAGAAAAGTATGAAATGATTATGGAGAAATTGAATGTCAATTAACCAAAAACAACTGAAAACTTGCTTAAGGTATCCTGGCGGAAAAAGTAGGGCAGTCACCAAGATGGACCCATATTTTCCAGACCTACGAAACTATGATGAGTTTCGAGAACCATTTCTTGGTGGGGGTTCTGTGGCAATTCATATTACTAAAAAATATCCAAACCTTAAGATTTGGGTGAATGACCTTTATTCTCCACTTGTAATCTTCTGGCAACAACTCCAGATGTTTGGAACAGAACTTAAGGACCATCTCTTACATTTTAAGAGTGCTTGTCCGGATCCTGATTCTGCAAGGGGATTGTTTGACATTTCCAAAACTATTCTAAACGATTCCAATACTGGAGATTTTGAGCGGGCGGTTAGATTTTATATTGTCAATAAGTGTTCCTTTAGTGGTCTCACTGCAAGTTCTTCTTTTTCTCCTCAGGCATCTAACAATAACTTCAGCATTAGGGGAATTGAAAAGTTGCCAGAGTATTCTAAACTGATTGAGAACTGGCGTATAACTAATTACTCGTATGATTATTTGATGGATGGAAACATGGGTGCTTTTATGTATCTTGACCCTCCTTATGACATTAAGGATAATCTCTATGGGAACAAAGGATCAATGCACAAAGGATTTGATCACGATAAGTTTGCTGCTGATTGCGACTCTAACAATATGGATCAGTTGGTGAGTTATAATTCTGCCCAACTGGTAAAGGATAGGTTCAAGAACTGGAATGCTGCTGAGTTTGATTTGACTTATACGATGCGTTCGGTTGGTGAATATATGCGGGATCAAAAACAACGTAAAGAACTACTGCTTTTTAACTATGGAATTGAAGGACTGGTTAAATTCGATCAATCAGACGAAGAACAATCTAATTGATGAGGATCCTTCACTTGAGAAGGAATATGCGCCATATATCATTAATCGTTGTCTTTCAGGACATGTTGATTGTATCATGTTTGCTAATGAGATGAATCAACATCATTTTCTTCCAAAAAAGATGCAGTATGACTTTTTTATAAATAGTCTGAGGAAAAAGAAGAGATTTTCTCCCTGGCTCCGCCAAGATAAAATCAAAGATCTTGATTATGTCAAACGTTATTATGGTTATAGTAATGAGAAGGCAAAGCAATCTTTGAAAATCTTAACCAAAGAACAACTTAATTTTATTAAATCGAAATTTGAAACTGGAGGAACAAAATGAGTGTCGTTCAAGAACCTGAAGTGAAGTGGACACCCGAACAAATGGTCGAGGTGATTCTTAATGAACCCGATGATTTTTTGAAGGTTCGTGAAACTTTGACTCGTATTGGGGTTGCTTCAAGAAAGGAAAAGAAGATTTATCAATCTTGCCATATTCTTCATAAACAAGGTAGATATTTTTTAGTTCACTTTAAAGAACTTTTTGCATTAGATGGTAAACATGCAAATTTAACTGTGAATGACGTTCAACGTCGCAATCGTATTGCCCAACTACTTGCTGATTGGGGATTAATTGAAATTGTTGACGTTAAGAAAATTCAAGATATTGCACCCCTAAATCAGATTAAAGTTCTTGCCTATAAGGACAAGGGTGACTGGATTTTGGAAACTAAGTACAATATTGGCGCTAAAAAGAAGCGTACTGAAGAGGAAACCGAATAATTTTGTAGGGAGTTCAACACTCCCTTTTTTATTATTAACTGATATATAATAGTAAGGACGCCTTCGGGGTCCACAAAACACAAACTCGCTTTTAAAGGAGCTACTATAATGAGTACAACAGGACTTATGCGTTATACTGCTGCGGATCTTTCTACCTTGATGGATAGGATTACACGTAATAGTATTGGAATGGACGAATATTTTGATCGTCTATTTAATCTTCACGAAACTACAAATAACTATCCACCTTACAATCTAATTCAGGTAAATAATGTAGAATCTCATTTAGAGATTGCGCTTGCGGGATTCAAAAAGGAGGAAGTAAATGTCTTCACAGAGTATGGAAAACTTTTTGTCGAAGGGCAAAAATCAGATACTGAATCGGATAGGACGTTTGTCCACAAGGGTTTGGCTCAACGAAGTTTCAAAAGGGCATGGACCTTATCCGACGACACCGAAGTCCGAGAAGTCATCTTTGAAGATGGATTACTTACCATTCGATTAGGTAAGATTGTTCCTGAACATCATAGTCGTAAGGATTATCTCTAAATAAAGAAAAAGTTAATTAGGCGATGAAAACTTTTCAACAATTTATGGAAAAGGTTGGGGATTTTGGAAATCCTCCTTTACCGACAAAGGAAAATTGTTATGGAAGAACAGTAAAATATGCGATGGCACCAAAAAAGAAAGTCTGCGCTATTAGTACCGATAGTGGTTCTGGAGGGGGATCTGGTGATTCTGGTGGGGACTAAATATTATTGAATATCGTCGCCGCAGGGAGGTAACTGGCAAAATCCAGTTGACACCTCCTTTTTTTATTGCTATAATAATGGAATAACAGAAAATTAAATGTCAATTAAATTAGTAATTTTAAAATCTGGAGAAAACATTATTTCGGATGTAAAAGAACTACTATCTGATAATAAAGTTTGTTGGTATCTATTTACAAAACCACACGTTGTGGAACTTGAAAAGAATTTCCTTCTTGTAGAGGAAAATCAAAGTCCTAAGGGAGATGTTAATGTTATTTTGTCCCCTTGGATTGTTTTGGCAAAAGACAGTCAAATTCCAGTTCCAATCGATTGGGTTGTAACAATTTTAGATCCTATTGAGTCATTAAAAGAAATGTATGAGGAGAAGGTAAATGGAGAAAACAGTTAAATGTCTGTTGCTAAAGATTGATAACGTAATTATTACTGAAATTATTGAAATTGGTTCTGAACTTGGGGAACCAGATTGTAAACTTATCAATCCATATAAAATTGATTCTGATGGAAATTTAACTCCTTGGCCTGAAACCACAGATCAAAGAGAAATGATGATACATTCAGATAGTATTTTGACTATCGTAGATCCAAAATTAGAAATTGTCGAAAAGTATCTTGAACTAACTGCCTGATGAGATTTTATACAAACGTTCAAATGGTCGGGGACCACTTCTTGGTTCGTGGTTATGAAGATGGCAAACACTTCATGACTCGTGAGAAGTTTAACCCGACTCTTTTTGTCCCTTCTCAAAAAAAAACTAAATACCAGACTCTAAATGGGGAGTACGTCGAATCCGTACAACCGGGTTCTGTCCGTGATTGTCGTGAATTTATTAAGAAGTATGATGGTGTAGAAAACTTTAAAATTTACGGAAATACCATATACATCTATCAATATATCTCTGAATTATATCCAGAAGAAGAAATTAAATTTGATGCTAGTAAAATTAAAATTACAACTCTTGATATTGAGGTTGCTTCCGAAAATGGATTCCCAGATGTAGAAAGTGCTGCAGAGGAAGTGCTGTTGATTACAATTCAGGATTATTCTTCTAAACAAATTCGTACTTGGGGGTTGGGTCCATTTCAAAATAATCAAAACAATGTAATTTATAGATCTTTCACAACTGAAAGAGATCTTTTGATGGATTTTATCAATTGGTGGATGGTTGAGGGCAATACCCCCGAAGTTGTGACTGGGTGGAATATTGAATTGTATGATATTCCTTATCTTGTACGTCGTCTAGATCGTGTTCTAGGTGAAAAGTTAATGAAGCGTATGTCTCCTTGGGGTCTGGTAACAGAATCTGAAATTTATATTTCTGGTCGTAAACATATTTCTTACGATGTTGGTGGTATTACTCAACTTGATTATTTGAATCTTTATAAAAAGTTTACTTATAAAGCGCAAGAGTCTTATCGTCTAGATTATATTGCAAGTGTTGAATTGGGGCAAAAAAAACTTGATCACTCTGAATTCGATACCTTCAAGGACTTCTATACCAAAGGTTGGCAAAAGTTTGTAGAATATAACATTATTGACGTGGAACTTGTTGACCGTATGGAAGACAAGATGAAACTGATTGAACTTGCAATCACGATGGCATATGACGCAAAAGCAAACTATGCTGATGTGTTTTCGCAAGTGCGGATGTGGGATACGATTATTTACAACTACCTCAAGAAAAGGAATATTGTTATTCCTCCTAAAGAAAAATCAGATAAAGATTCCAAGTATGCTGGTGCTTATGTAAAGGAACCCGTGCCTGGAATGTATGATTGGGTTGTTAATTTTGACTTAAACTCTCTATATCCACATTTGATTATGCAATTTAATGTGAGTCCGGAAACTCTTGTAGAAGAAAGACATCCAACAGTGAGTGTAGATAAAATTCTAAATCAGGATATTACATTTGAAATGTATAAAAACTATGCTGTTGCTCCTAATGGAGCAATGTATAGAAAGGATGTTCGTGGGTTTTTACCAGAACTGATGGATAAAATCTATCAGGATCGCACCATTTATAAAAAGAAAATGCTAGTCGCAAAACAAGCATATGAAAAGAAAAAAACGAAAGAATTGGAAAAAGAAATTGCAAGATGTAATAACATCCAAATGGCAAGGAAGATTCAACTTAACTCTGCTTATGGTGCTATTGGCAATCAGTATTTCCGTTATTACAAACTAGCAAACGCTGAGGCAATTACTCTCTCTGGACAGGTTGCTATCCGTTGGATTGAAAATAAACTTAATCAATATTTAAATAAGATTCTTAAAACAAAGGATGTAGATTATGTTATTGCTTCAGATACTGATTCTGTTTATCTTAATATGGGTCCTTTGGTTAAAACTATATTCAAGGGAAGAGAGAAAACTACTGAAGGCATTGTTTCGTTCCTTGATAAGGTCTGTCAGGTGGAACTTGAAAAGTATATTGAAGGTTGCTACCAAGAACTGGCTGAATACATGAACGCTTATGACCAAAAGATGCAGATGAAGCGGGAAAATATTGCCGACCGTGGAATATGGACTGCAAAAAAACGTTATATTCTTAACGTTTGGGATAGTGAAGGAGTTCGTTATGAAGAACCTAAACTTAAGATGATGGGTATTGAAGCAGTCAAATCTTCAACTCCCGCCCCTTGTCGTAAAATGATTAAGGATGGTCTTAAATTGATGATGAATGGTACTGAAGAAGATGTAATTAACTTTATTGATAAATGTCGTGAAGAATTTAAGAATCTTCCTCCAGAAGAAATTGCCTTCCCAAGAACTGCTTCCGATGTTCGTAAATACCATTCTTCCTCAACAATATATGCTCATAAAACACCGATTCACATTCGTGGAGCACTTCTTTTTAATCATTACATAAAGGAGAAAAAACTTACTAACAAGTATTCTCTTATTGCTAATGGTGAGAAAGTTAAATTTATTTTCCTCAAAAAACCAAATATAATTCAAGAAAATGTAATTTCATTTATTCAAGATTTCCCTAAAGAACTTGGTCTTGACAAATACATTGATTATGAATTACAATTTGAAAAGAGTTTTGTAGATCCACTTAAATCAATTCTTGATTCTATAGGGTGGAATGTAGAAAAAACTGTAAACCTTGAACTATTTTTTGCCTAATGGATCTGCCTATTAATGATCAAGAACTGAATACAATTGTGAAAGCAATGGCTCTTGGTGGGGACACTGCTTTATATCAAAAACTTAAATTGGTAAAAGATCTCAAAGAACAGGGTTTACCTTATAAAAAAATACTTCGTGAACAATACGGGATGATAGTGTAATGGATTTTTTAAAAGATATTGTAAAAGAAATTGGTGGAGAATACACCCAACTTGCATCAGAGATTGATGAAACTGAAACTTTTGTGGACACAGGTTCGTACATCTTTAATGCACTGGTTTCAGGTAGCATTTTTGGTGGTGTCTCTGGGAATAAGATTACTGCTATTGCTGGAGAGTCTTCTACTGGAAAGACTTTTTTCTCTCTCGCTGTGGTTAAGAATTTCCTTGATAATAATCCCGATGGTTATTGTCTCTACTTTGATACTGAAGCTGCCATTACAAAATCTCTCTTGGAGAGTCGCGGCATCGACACATCAAGGCTTGTCGTGGTTAATGTTGTTACCGTAGAAGAGTTTCGAGGAAAGGCACTCAAGGCAGTTGACCTTTATATGAAGAAACCCGAAGGAGAACGCAATCCTTGCATGTTTGTGTTAGATTCTCTGGGAATGCTTTCTACTAGTAAAGAGATTAATGATGCCTTAAATGATAAGGAAGTTAGGGACATGACCAAATCCCAACTGATTAAGGGTGCATTCCGCATGTTAACTCTTAAATTGGGTCAGGCAAATATTCCAATGATTGTTACTAATCACACTTATGATGTTATTGGATCTTATGTCCCCACAAAAGAAATGGGTGGCGGCAGTGGTCTTAAGTATGCCGCTTCTACTATCATTTATCTCAGCAAGAAAAAGGAAAAGGATGGAACAGATGTCATTGGAAACATTATCAAGGCAAAGACTCACAAATCACGTTTAAGCAAGGAGAATCAAGATGTTGAAGTCCGTTTGTATTATGATGAGCGCGGCCTTGATCGTTATTACGGTCTTCTGGAACTTGGTGAGATTGGTGGACTCTGGAAGAATGTAGCAGGACGTTATGAAATTGATGGTAAGAAAATTTATGGAAAACAAATTCTTACCAATCCTGAAGAATATTTTACTCCAGAGGTAATGGAAAAGCTTGATGTGATTGCTAAAAAAGAATTTTCTTATGGGTGATCTTAAGGATTTTATTCACATTTATGAAAATGCTCTAGAATCTGATGTCTGTGATTTTTTGATTAACTTATTTGATAAGATTCCACAAAAACATGAACATCATAGCAATGATGGAAAACCTAACTTTACGCAATTTAATCTCACAGAAAATCGTGAATTAATACCAGAGGTTAATCAAGTCCATAATTATATTATTGGAAAAATTTTTGAGTATCGTGATAAGTATTATGAGTTTGCTAATGATTGTATATTTCCAAAAGAACATTCTCTCGAACAATTTCGTATAAAAAGATATAATCCTGGTGGGGAGGATCGTTTTGATACTCATGTGGATGTAACTAATCATGATTCTTCACGTAGATTTTTATCTTTTATGTGGTATTTGAACACTGTAGAAAATGGGGGCAGTACAGTTTTTAGTAGTATGAGTATCCGTCCTCAAAAGGGAACATTACTAATTTTTCCCCCACTTTGGATGTACCCTCATTGTGGGGAGGCTCCTATGAGTGGACCAAAGTATATTATGAGCACATATTTGCATTACAAATAATGGAAAAAATTGAAACAACTATTTTAAGAAATTTAGTATTTAATGAAGATTATTCCCGTAAAGTCATACCTTTCATACAACCAGATTATTTTGAGCAGAGATCAGAAAAAGTTATTTTTGAGGAGATTGTTCAATTTATTGTTTCATATGGATCTGCAATCACAATTGAAGCACTCAATATTGAAATAGAAAATCGCACAGATCTTACAGAGACTGATATAAAAGAAATTCGCCAAATTAATTCTTTATTGAATGATTCCCCAGCTGATAAGCAATGGTTACTTGATACTACTGAAAAATGGTGCCGTGACCGTGCAATTTATCTGGCACTCATGGAATCAATTCATATTGCTGATGGAAAGGATGAAAAGAAGAATCGTGATGCTATTCCAAATATTCTTTCAAGTGCTCTAGCAGTATCTTTTGATAATAATATAGGACACGATTACCTTCAAAATTATGAGGAGCGATATGAATTTTACCATCGTAAAGAAGATAAGATCGAATTTGATTTGGAATACTTCAACAAAATCACGAAAGGTGGTTTACCTAATAAGACTCTCAATATTGCTCTCGCTGGAACCGGTGTTGGGAAATCGTTGTTCATGTGCCATGTGGCTAGCTCCGCCCTGTTACAGGGTAGGAACGTGCTCTACATCACTCTTGAAATGGCGGAAGAAAGAATTGCAGAAAGAATTGATGCAAACCTTCTCAATGTCCCGATTCAGCAATTGGTTGATTTGCCACGCCAAATGTTTGAAAACAAAGTTACAAACCTCTCAAAGAAAACGCAAGGAACTCTAATCATTAAAGAGTACCCAACTGCTTCAGCACACTCGGGGCATTTCAAGGCACTTCTTAACGAACTTGCTCTTAAGAAATCGTTCAGACCCGATATTATTTTCATTGACTACTTAAATATTTGTGCGTCCTCCAGACATAAGGCAAATAGTTCTATCAATTCTTATTCATACATCAAATCAATTGCTGAAGAACTTCGCGGTTTGGCAGTGGAATTCAATGTTCCCATTGTCTCTGCTACCCAGACTACCCGCAGTGGTTATGGGAACTCTGATGTTGAACTTACTGATACTAGTGAGTCCTTTGGTCTCCCTGCTACTGCTGATCTTATGTTTGCCCTTATTAGCACTGAAGAGTTGGAACAACTTGGGCAGATTATGGTAAAACAATTGAAGAACCGTTATAATGATCCCACCATCTACAAGCGTTTTATTGTGGGTATTGATCGTGCTAAAATGAGATTGTATGATTGTGAGCAGACAGCACAAAAGGATATACTTGACTCTGGACAAGAAGACGAGTATAATTACGAAGAAGACAAAAAACCCAAAAAATCATTTGAAGGATTTAAATTTTCATGACACAACGAGTTGATTTTGATAAATATCAAAACTTTGTAGATGCAGTAACTTCTGACGCATCCAAAGATTTCCTTGCTCTTTCTGACCGTATGGTTCAGTTGGATGAGAAAGGTGCTAATATTGAACGTCTTCTGACTGCCGCTGTTGGTATTAATGCCGAAGGTGGTGAGTTTATGGAGATTGTAAAGAAGATGGTTTTCCAAGGTAAATCTTGGAATGATGAAACCCGTACTCACTTAATTAAGGAACTTGGTGATACTCTCTGGTACGTTGCCCAGGCTTGTATTGCTCTTGAAGTTTCGTTTGATGAAGTGATTCAAACTAACATTGATAAACTAATGAAGCGTTATCCAGACGGATTTTTTGACGTGTACTATAGCGAAAATCGTGAAGAGGGAGACATCTGATGACTAAAGAAAAACAAGTAACAATTAAACTGGATATTCGTACTGCCGCTGCAGTTCGCCAAATTCTTTTTGAAAATCAAAAAGGTTACACTTATGATGAGGTTTCTGTTCCTCCTCGTATTAGTGATATTCGTTCTGTAATTAAGGACCTTGATGATAAAATTCAAGGAGTTCTTGATCAACAATAAATATTTTAAAAAATATGTCTCTTCTTGGTAAAAGAAAAGGAAGACCAACTACTAAAATTCAGTTTGACGCAATTCTCAAAAGATTCATTGTCTTCTTAAAAAGAGAGTTGCGTCTTACTTATGATGTTCCTTACATTTTAATTGATGATGCTGATTTTGCAAAAAATAAAAAAACATTCGGTATGATGAATGATCAATTCATTTATGTAAGTATTATTAATCGTCATCCTATGGATATTTTAAGAACCTTCGCACATGAGGTTATTCATTATAAGCAAGTTATGGAAGGTAAAAAAATGAGTTCACTTCCTGGTGGTGTAATTGAAAATCAAGCAAATGCTAAGGCAGGTGAGATAATGAGAAAATATGGACAACTTTATCCAGAATTGTTTGACCTGATGTCAATTAGGTGATATAATTCTTTTACTGGGGGAATTAGCTCAGTTGGTAGAGCGCCTGCTTTGCAAGCAGGATGTCAGCGGTTCGAGTCCGCTATTCTCCACTCTGCCCAAGTGGTGTAATGGTAGCCACGTATGCCTTAGGAGCATATATCGTA